GTGGTACGACTGGCGTTGCGGGAATTCGATGTTTGCATCGCTCATCCCGTCGTTGCTGAAGTCACCGTAACTCGTGACCTCGCCCGTACGCTCAGCCTGAATGAACGCGATAGTATCCGAGACCCATGTACCCTTTTTGGTCTCGCCGTACAACTCGGCGGCCTTGGTCGGGCGCACAAGAATCTCGATAACCTCGGGTTCGACGTAGGTCGTGAACAACGACAGAATGCCGGCGTTCGCGGTCGTGACAAGCCCCGGCTGCGCGTCGAACGCGAGCTTTTCGGGCGAGTCGTAAAACATCGGTGCCCGAGAATCGCGACCCATGAACACGATACCGTACGAGCGTTCGAGCTTGGCGGTATCTACTGCAATTCGCTTTTTCATAGTGTGCTCGTGTGTGCCTCGGGATTAGCCGCCTACCGGCGCGCTGATTTTCCAAACACCATTGCCGCCGACGGCTGCGCCTTGCGGGTTCTGGTAGGTGCCTCGGATACGGAAGCCGGTAGCCTGCGCCGTGCCGGCAACGGTAATCGTCTCGGGGGCCGCAGCCGCGCCGAAGGTCTGCGGGGTCGGGCTGATTGCATACAACCCGGTTCCGCCCTTGCTGTCGGCCGTTGTGACCGGCACGCCCGCTTGGGTCACGGTCGAAGCCGCGCTCAGCGTGTAGTTGCCCACGCCGCCGGGGGTGCCGCTCGTCTGCGTGACAATGGTCGTACCGGCCGGCACGCCCGCCGCCACAACAACCGCGCCCTTGCGCAAGAGGTCGGTGCCGGGCTGTACCGAGGTCACAGCAAGAACCGTGTTGGTTGCCAGCGTGGCAACGCCCTTGAACGGGTTCGCTTGCCCGACAACCGAGGTGCCCGCCGCAACAGCGGTGCCGGTGAAAACGTCGCCCTCATTCAGCGAACCGGCCGCGACCGCAGTCACGAGCATTGCCGCCGAGGTCGTCACGACAGTATCGCCCACGCCGCCGCCGGCCGCCGCCGCGCTCATCTGGTACGTGCCGACGCCGCCCGCCGTGCCCGTAAGCTGCGCAACGATTGTCGTGCCCGCCGGGATGTTCGCGCCGGTCGTCGAGTCTGCTACCTCGTCGCCGACGTTGATAATGCCGTGAGTAACGGCCGTGACGTTGAGAGTTGTACTCGCGTTCGTAACCGTGGCCGTGCCGCTGAAGCCGGCCGAGGCCGTCGCGGTGCCGAGCGTGGGGGCCGCGTTGGTCGTGTTGGCGACCGGCGTACCGTCGTTCGGGTCCGCAAACACGTAGTCGCCGACCGCGCCGCCCGCCGGAAAGTTCGCGAGGAAGTCGCCGCCGTTGAAACCCGTGACCATGAAGCCTTCGGGCACGACCATTGTCGCTTCCTGCAAAAACTCAGTGATGAGCGCTTGCATGTTGCGACCGAGGAAAGCAATTTGCCAACCCGCAACGAACGACTGCGAGGTCTCGCCGTCGGGGCCGACCCAAAAGAAGTTGCCGACGATGAGGCCGCCGGCCGGCGCGACGAGCGCACTATTGCCCGCCAACACCGACGAGAACGGGTTCAACGAGGCGAAGTCGCCCGGTACGCCCGGTGCCTGATAGTCGTTGATTACTGTCTGAAATGGCATGTTCGTTGATTCCCGAGGGTAGGATTACAGACGGTTGAGGTGCGGAATGCGCGCCGCAATCTCGGTCGCCGAGGCTTCGTCGGTGGCGAGAGCTACCGGCGGGGCCGACCCGCGCGAGTCTTTGGCAATCTTCAGCATTGCCCGGTACGCCGAGGGGTGTACGCCGGCAATGTCAACGCCGAGGGTTTCGAGCGCGGCCTTGTAGGCGTCGCCCGCGCTGTCGAACGCACGCACGCCGACAATCGACTCGACCTCGCGCGTTGCGGTATGCAACTCGTCGCGGCCGGCCGTCGCGGCGGCAACAGCCGCAGCAATGCGCCGGTCAACTTCGGCGGAATCCAACGCGCCCGACTCGCTCTTGCCGGTCTTGGCCGGCGTGCCGGGCTCATTGCCTGAGCCAAGCTCGTTGTCGTTGGTACGCTCGGGGTCGGTGTTCTCGTCGCGGCCCTTGCGTGCATCACGAGCAGCGCGGCGCGCGTCACGAGCGCCCTTGCGAGCATCCCGAGCGGCCTTACGAGAATCGCGAGCCGCCTTGCGGTCTTTCGCCTTCTCATCGGTCTTGTCTTTGTCGGCTTCTTCCTCGGCGGAATCCATGGCCGCCGCTTTGGTGTCCATGCCCTCGGCGTATTCGTCTTCGGCTTCTTCGGCCTCATCCTTCGCCCGTGAGGCGTCTTTCGCCTTCCGGTCTGCCGCAAGCGCGGCCTTGATTGCGTCGGGGGCTTTGTCGGCGGCGATCAATCCGCCGGCCACGAGTGCAGCAACAACCGCGTCGAGTTTCATGGATTATGCAACCTTGGGTAGTTCGTCGTTGACCATAACATCGGGTCCGGTGCGGCCAGTATCCACTATGCAAAGATGATTCGCAACTATGTCAAGCATACGCCCATGGTAGGGCCGCCCGTGCATCGAGCCGGGGGTCATGTCCGGTTTGTAGTGATACCCCGGCGAAAGCTCTTGTTGCCGCTCGGATTCGATAGCCTCGATACCTTCACCATCCCACACGGTTAGGTCGGCGACAAGGTACGGCGCTTGCCAACGCACGTTGGAAATCGCGCCTATGATCTTGCGCTTAATGTCGGGATTCTGTGCCGACTTCGCCGTAACGCCGAGGTGTTCCAACATGAGCGGCGCACGCTCGAACGACGCGGCCGACGCTTCCAACGCGGCGGCGTCGCGGTAGAGGTCGTACACCTTCTCGGGGTCGAGCCCTAACTTTTCGCTGTTGGGAATCTCTCGGCCGATGTAGGGGCAAACGTTCGCCTTCGATATCCGGCAATCTTTGACGTGCAACCAACCGTTTATGTCTTTGTGGCGCATCGTGGGCGCGCGGTCCATTGCAAGACGCGGCGCGGAATCCTGCGCAACCATTTCTCGAACGTGTTTGCACGTGCCGCAACGGAACTCGGTTGCGCCCTTGTCGGGCTTGAACTCATTGCAACATCCGAGCTTCTTACTGACGCCGCCCGGCACCTTCACCTTGTCGCAATCGCCGGCTTTGTTCGCGCCGTCGAGTTCCATGTACCCGGCGGCCTCGGGCGTCATGCGCGCGGCGTCGGTCGCTTCGAGTTCGGAAAGGGCGGCTTTCTGGTGTGCGTTCTCTTGCTCGCCGGCTGAGACGGCTTGCCGCAATTCGGCCTCGGCTTGTGCAAGCTCGTCGGCAGCGCAATCGCCCTTTCGCTGTTGAGCGTACGCAATCGCTACGGCTTGCTTTTGCGGCTTGCCGGCGGCGACTTCGACCTCGACGTTGTGCGAGAAAGCGGCTTTCGATTTACCAGAAGATAGCGGCATGCGCCCGAGTATAGGCGCGAGCCGTGGCGGGGGTCAATTTCCGATAGTTCCCGTGGGAACTACGCTAGTCGTCGAACCCCGGTATCACCGCCCGAGACGTGCACCGGCAATTGATAAGCTGACCGGGCAAGACCCATTCGCCCTCGTCGGGGTCGAACAAGCCTTTGTCGAGGTCGAATACCTTGCCCTCGCGGCCCCATGCAAGATGTACGGGCCGGGGTTCTTTGCCGCCGCCCGAGTGTTGCCAAATGGCCTGTTTCAAACCTAACTCTTGACGGCGCGAGCTTTCTAATGTTGCTTTCGCCTTGTTGTTCTGATCGCGTGCGATAAGCGCGGCGCGGTTGGCCTCGATGCCGTACGACTTGTGTAGCTTTTGGCTGAGCTTCGCCATGTCGCCGCCGGCCCGCACTGACGCCCATACGTCTTGTTGAATCTTATTGTATAGGCTAGTTTGCAAGTTGCGAATGAGCCCGACGTTTTCGCTTACAACGAGCTTGTAGCTTTCGAGGCTGCGACGTGTTGGTTTGAACGAGACCGTAAAGCCCGCGTCTCGCAACGCCGCTTTCAACGCTACATCGGTCGCGGTGAAAGAACGAGTTGCAAACCTCCGTGATACGTCGCGCGATAGTTTCTCGAACC